GTTGTCCATTTTTATTTACCTTTGTTTGACTTACTTGCTTTAGCAAATAAGTATCTACAGGATTAATCATATTAAGTTCTTCCTGTAAATCTTGTAATCCACCAAGAGTCATATCTCGGTGGAAAATCTGTTTAAACTTTTTAGCAATCTCTGTACTAAAGTTTGAGTTAGTTGGTATTCTCATTATGCTCTCTCTCTTTTTGTTATTGATTGTTGTAAAATGTTATCAATGTGGTCTATTGATTCATAAGAGATACCAGAAAATCCTTTATCTCTTTTTGTTCTGCAAACCATTAGATTTAAAATATTTAAACCTTTTTGCATTTCTTTAACTTTATTTAATCTATTAAGACCAATTGTCTTTTTAATAAGAACTTTAATTATTTTTCTTGTTTGTTTAGTGTTCATGTTTTTCTCTCCTTTATTTAAATTAAACATACGATTAATCTATAAAAATAGGTTGCATTATGCAATAGCTAATTTATCGCATAAAATATAGCTTTTTTAACTATTTTAACAACTTATGTTTTAATTCTTGCAATTTAAACAAATCAAATATAAAAAACGAATCAATTAAAGATATGATTATAAATAAAAATATAGTAATGAGAGTTATCCGAAAGGATATAAGTATTTATTTTCATATCATATACTTAATTGTGTTGGGTCTTTTATTCTCTCGAAAGACCCAGCACCTAACAGAGAGAAACAGAGATGAAACAATTAGATATATTTGAAACTAATTACGAGTCTTGTAATTACACCAAGACTAGCCAAGAAGCACTAGCCACAATAAAGCCCAAGATTAAAACTAAAAGAGAACAAGTTTATAATCTTATAAAACTTAACGCACTAACTAATTATGAAATATCAGACGAGTTAGATATGCCTTTAAGTTCTGTAACTGCTAGATGCCGAGAGTTACAAGTTTTGAATTTAGTAGAGGACTCTGGTACAAGAAGAAAAACTAAATATGGAAAACAAGCAATCGTATGGAAAATAAAATGAAAGTTTTAGTAGCTTGTGAAGAAAGCCAGGCAGTTACAAAAGAGTTTAGATTATTAGGACATGAAGCATATAGTTGCGATATATTAGATTGTAGTGGAGGACACCCGGAATGGCATTTAAAAAAAGATTTATATAAACTTTTAAATAAAAAATGGGATATGATAATTGCGTTTCCACCATGTACTTATTTAACTGTAACTGGAAATGCTTGGTTTAATATTGAAAAATATGGAGATAAAGCCATTAAAAGACATAAAGATAGAAAAGATGCTATAAAATTTTTTATGGATATTGCAAATGCAGATTGCGATAAAATATGTATAGAAAATCCAATTGGTGTTATGAGTACAATATGGAGAAAACCAGATCAAATATTTCAACCATATCATTTTGGAGATGCTTTTGAAAAAAAAACTTGTTTATGGTTAAAAGGGCTACCAAAATTAAATCATACAAATGTTGTTAAACCACCGGAAAGAACTAAATTCAAAAGTGGTAAAACTATGGCTACTTGGTTTGTAAAAGCATGGAGTTTATCTCCTAAAGAAAGAAGTATTGTAAGAAGTAAAACTTTTCCAGGAGTTGCAAAAGCTATGGCAAATCAATGGGGTGCAAATAATTTTAAAATACAAACACAAGGTTTATTAATTTGAAAAAACAAGCAACAAAAGCCGAGAGAGAGCATATGAGCAAGGTTGCTAGTTTAGGGTGCTTGGTATGTCAAAGACCAGCTAATGTCCACCATATACGACCCATTGGGCTAGGAATAGGCATGAGATCGAGCCACTACCAAACTATACCTTTATGCAGAGAACATCATCAAGGTAAGTTCAGTATTCATAACTGCAAAGAACAATTTGAGGCTCGTTATGGTACAGAACACGAAATGTTACAAAAAACTTTAAAAGAAATAGAAAACTTAGAACGAATAAATGATTTTTTTAACTATAACAAAGGAGAGAACAATGATTAATTTTAAAAAGTTTATTAAATATAAACCTGAAAATCAAAATGAATGGAAAGTATATTTTTTATTATATAGAAAAAAAATAGTTTACATTGGTTGTACTAATAATATTTCTAAAAGATTACAATTTCATATTAATTATTATGACCCATATGGAGTTAGTAATAGAAAAGGTCATTTTGGTAAAAAAAAATTTACCTCTTATAGATATATAGTTATTAAAAATAAAAAAAAGGCATATTCAGTAGAACACAAACTAATAAAAAAATATATGCCTAAATACAATAATTACAAAGAATATTATTGGAAACCAACAAATAAAATTATAATTTCAGATAGGTCTATTTATAGTTCGGTTTATGGAAGACAAAGAACTAATTTAAGAATTTTATGCGAATGGACAAAAAAAAGAGGAGTTATAAATGGCTGAAATGAAAGAAGAACATTTCCATGTTGTATCTAGTAATAAAGCTAGAGAATATGAGAAACAAAAAAAGACCATAAATATAATTAAAACTTTATTAAATAGATATACAAAAAAACAATTAATCGAAATGATCGAGAAAGAGAGTAATAGTGGCTAAAAAGAGAGGTTATTTTATTTTATATAGGGATATATATTCTAGCCCTGTATTTAAAAACTTACTACAGGCGAGTTGTTGGATATATTTTATATCATCTGCATCTCATAAAGATGTTACATTAAAATTTTTAGACTCAGATGTTTTTATAAAACGAGGCGAGGCTATTATGCCTTTAAGGGTTACAGCTAAAAGATTTGGTATGACATACTCTGAAATGCGATCTTTCATACAACGTCTTGTGCGTAGAAAAATGATAGGCACTAGAACGACCCACCTACAGCCCAGCAACAACCACCCTAGCCGAAAAGTAACGATAATTAACCTTATAAATTACGACTTATATCAGTATGTGGATAACGAAAAACCACCTACAGCCCACCTATCGCAACAAGTGTCAATACACAATATCAATACACATATATCAAATGGTAAGTCTAGCAAAGATAAGGTTGTGAATAATGGGTATAAAAAAATAGGATTTGAGGGAGTCTATGATGTTCTGCAAAAAGATGGTAAAAAATACCTAAAACATAAATTTAAAGATGAACCAATCAAAGACTATTGATGAGATCAATACTAAGAATTTTTAAGTATGTCAGAAAAAGATTGATTATTTTATCAATAGAAAATAAAAGATTAAAGATGCAACTTGAATTTTACAAAGCCATAGTAGAAAGCGATATGAGTAAAAAGCATTAAATGGTCAAAAAAAAGTCAAAATTTAGACACATTTCAATATCGAATAAGAAATATTACTTTTACGAAATAAAATGGTGGGATATTCTTGGAGATTCTGGCCACGCTGGAATAAAAGAATTTGATAATATGAAACCAGCTTTGATGACAACCACAGGATATGTTTATTCTAAAGATAGAAAACATTTAAAAACATTTGCTAGTTATGATGAGAATGAGGAGTCTTTTAGTGATAGAAATGTATTTCCTATTGGTTGCATAAAAGAGATGAAAAAGGTTGTAATTTGAAACAAACAACATTGTCATATATTGGTCATAATTCTAATAATGATAGAAATGAAAATGATTTTTATGAAACACCATTAGACGCAATAGAAGATTTAATTAGACATGAAACATTTAATGGTAAAATTTGGGAATGTTCTTGTGGAAATGGTGCTATATCAAAACCTTTAATTAAAAATGGTTATAAAGTTTATAGTTCAGATTTAATTGATAGAGGATATGGAGATGTTAAAGATTTTTTAAAGACAAACGAAAAACACGATAATATTATAACCAATCCACCTTTTAATATTGCTACCGAGTTTGCTTTACATGGATTAAATTTAATTAACAATAAAATGGCTTTGTTGCTCAAACTCTCATTTTTAGAGGGTAAAAAAAGATCATCTGTTTTATTTAAGCAAAATAAATTAAAAAAAGTATTAGTATTTTCAAGAAGATTAGGTTTTAAAAAAAAAGATAAAAAAGGTGGACTTATGGCTTTTGCTTGGTTTATATGGGAAAAAGATTATAATGGAAAACC